AGAAGGCTTGGATTTAGATACTCGTAAGAAGTTGAGTAACAAATTCAAGTATGACATTCCCGGTGCTAGATATATGCCAGCAGTTAGACTAGGACGCTGGGATGGCAAGATGGCCTTCTTTCAAATGGGAGGTAGTACCTATATTAATCTGCTTCCAGATATTATCCCAATCCTACAGCAGGATGGGTATGATATTTCTATTAACGACACTCGTGAATATGAGATGGATTATACATTAGAGCCAGTTACTGAGGATAGTTATGCTGACTATGTTTGGCCTCCGAAACATCCGGTAGCTGGTACTCCTATAACGTTACGTGATTATCAAGTTGAAGTTATTAATAACTTCCTAAAGAATCCACAGAGCATGCAGGAAGTAGCAACAGGTGCTGGCAAGACACTTATAACAGCCGTGCTAAGTCAAAGATGTGAAGCACATGGCAGAACAGTTATTATTGTTCCTAATAAAAGCCTGGTAACACAAACAGAAGAAGACTACATTAACATGGGACTAGATGTTGGTGTGTATTACGGTGACCGTAAGGAGTTTGGTAAAACACACACCATTTGTACCTGGCAGAGTTTAAACATACTACTAAAGAATACTAAAAATGCCCGTGCAGAAGTTACTATAGGAGAGTTCCTTGAAGGTGTAATTTGTATTATGGTAGATGAAGTACACATGGCTAAAGCAGATGCGCTTAAGACATTGCTAACAGGAGTAATGAGTCATATACCAATACGCTGGGGGCTAACAGGCACAGTACCCAAGGAAGATTTTGAGAGTGTTAGTATTGTTTGTAGCCTGGGCCCAGTTACTAATAAAATTAGTGCTAAAGAACTCCAAGACAAAGGAGTACTTGCACAATGCAATGTTAATGTGCTACAATTACTAGACGTTACAGAATATGAGAACTATCAAAGTGAATTAAAGTATCTATTAGAGCAGAAAGATCGCTTGGATTATATTGCAGGTTTAATTACAAATATAAAAGACAGTGGCAATACACTGATATTGGTGGATAGAATAAATGCAGGAAAAGAACTTGAATCGAGGATTCCGGGCTCCGTTTTTGTCAGCGGTGGCACGAAGGCACAAGAGCGTAAAGATCATTATGATGAGGTGGCTGATGCAACTGGGAAAGTTATTATTGCTACTTATGGCGTCGCCGCTGTTGGCATTAATATCCCTCGTATTTTTAATCTCGTACTTTTGGAACCAGGGAAAAGTTTTGTCCGTGTTATCCAAAGTATCGGAAGAGGAATCCGAAAGGCAGAAGACAAAGACCACGTCCAGATATGGGATATTACATCAACATGCAAATTTGCAAAACGACATCTTACTAAAAGGAAAGCATTCTACAGAGAGGCGGCCTATCCCTTCACGATACAAAAATTAGATTGGAAGTAGTGTGAGAGAATACATCTATACAAGCTGGAACAGTGTTATGGACGCAAAGTACAACCCCCTTAGGCATATACCTGACACTAGCACTAGACATCTGATAATGCAACTTCTTGCTTGGATGTGGTGTGTATCTTTCAGTGTAATGGTTAGTAGTTGGTGGTTCTTTGGCATTAGTTTATTTGCTCATATGCTTTTGGTAGCCGCTATTGTAATTACAGTGGCTACATTTGAAACCGCAACACGCAATCCTAATGCTTTTAAGTTCCGTGCAGGTTACCACAGTCCTGGCCGTAGTAGAACCGCTATGTGGATTAATGGTGAGAAGTTTATCTTACCTGAGAATGACCCCGGAGGAGAACACGAATGAGAATACTAACACTAGAAGACAAATCGTTTGAGATGAACGAATTGCCAGACGAAGTAGATGATTTACGCTTTGCAGTCTTAGATAATTCAGATCCAAGAAATCCAGACTATTTTTATATTCCACTAATCTTTTTAGAAAGTTTTAATAGTCCAGCACTTGTATTAGATATTGGCGGACATAGAATTCGTATGCCTGTGGATTGGAAAATACTTATTGGTGAAAAAGAGTATGGTGACTTAGAAATGACTAATCTTAGTAGTTTAAATGATCGCGGATTTAGCGCATTTTGTTTTAACCCACTTAGTAGTTATAACGCAGAATACTTGCCTATCGATATTGTTGATTTGTACACTGATGTAAAATGGTTCTTTCCTAAACTTAAACAAGGACAGATTCTTGCAGTTCCGATAGAAACAGGCAGTAAACCTAAGTGTGTTTATTTTGCCAACGAAATTAACAAACAGAACGAAGTAGTGGATATTGGACAAGCATGGTAATAGGATATGAAACCACTTATACTAGGGATTAATCCATCTCCCGTTGCATTTAGAAGAAATCATTCACTGTATAGACTAGCGGAGTGGATGACCTTTCTAGGATATGAAACCTACTGCTTCTCCAATGTAATTCCATATGAGGGCAAGTATACACAGAAAGATGTAGACCTTAACTTTGTTAGAGAGAGTACAAGAGGGCATGATATTATAGTTGCACTAGGCGGATTTGTATCTAAGACACTACAGAGAGCCGGTATAGACCATATTTCACTACCACATCCATCGCCATTGAATAGAAAACTTAATGATAAAGAGTATGAGAAAGCCATGCTCAGGGATATGAAAGTATCCCTGAGGGATTCTATGAATGCCAACTAGAATACTGAGAAAGACAGATTTTAGGCAGTTCTCTTACCGTGTAAATCCTGTTAGCGATGCGCATCATGATGTTATTAAAGATATGCACATTCGTATAGAATCTTATTTTAAAAATAGACCAGAATGTCTAGCAGATCGTAAGATATATAGCAGTAATAGTAATCGCTATTACAGTATTTTATTTGCTACAATAGATGATAGTAAGATGTTTGAATTAGTATTTGCAGAACACATTGACACACAGGGCGTAAAATATGAGTGATTTACCATTAAATCAAGTACTGGGCGCATTAGACAACAAAGACATGGGCTTTTGGGATCGTTGCACTCCTGAGCATCAGAAGAAGATTGCGCCATTCTTGCTTAACCGCTACATGAGTTTAATTAAGTCCAATGGTGACATTGCGGCATATTATCTTATGGCAACCAATGACAGGGTTAACAAACAATACTTTGAACTAGCCAAACATCCTAAACTAGTATGGCAGTTGCTATGTACAGTTAGCCCTGGTATGGGAAAACAATTCCATCAATGGGTAGGCAACAAGAAAAAAGACGCAAGTGACAAGAAAACCAAGGACATCTACAAAGTACTAGAAGGATTGTATCCCACAGCCAAGCGCGATGAACTAGACTTAATGGCTAAGAAGATGACTAAGAAAGACATCAAGCAACTTTTAATTAGTCATGGTGAACAATGACAGATCTAAAACAAGTAATTGTTGACGCTGTTAAGACACATAAAAAAGCTGACAAAGAATTTGTGTGTAATTATTGTGAACGAGGATTTCGTAAAGAGAGTACATTGCTTGCTCATTCGTGCGAGCCTAAACGTAGAGCACAACAAGAAAAAGATGCAGGAGTGCAACTAGGATTGCATGCCTATCTACGTTTTTATGAGATATCACAAGGCAGTGCTAAACTAAAGACATATGCTGACTTTTGTAAGAGTCCATACTATAAAGCATTTACTAAGTTTGGTAGACACATGATTGGCATCCGTGCAATTAACACCCGTGGCTTTATAGAACACGTTATTAAGAACAGCAAGAAGATTGACTATTGGTGCAGGGATGAAGTATATCAAGAATTCTTAAGCCTGCATTTACGACAAGAGAACGTTAAAGATGCCCTAGAACGTAGTATGAATACTATGATAGAATGGGCAGAAGAAAACGAGAGTGTGTTTAACCATTACTTCCTGTATGCTAGTACTAATCGCATTGTTCATCACATTACAACTGGTAGAATAAGTTCCTGGGTAATATTTAATAGTGACTCGGGTGTTGAAATGATGGAAAAACTAAGTGCAGAACAAATTGAGATAATCTATCCTAGTATTGATCCTGACTTCTGGAAACGCAAGTTTGTGGATTACATGGGTGATACCGAATGGGTAAAGCATATATTAAAGGAAGCCGGACTATAATGTGGTTACATGTGGAAGTTACTAGCAGATGTAATGCATGGTGTCCAGGATGTGGCAGAAATAAAAGTGGGTACGGACTTGCTGATAACCTAGTTGAACAAGATTTAGACCCAGCGATCTTAAAATCAACATTGGAAAAATACTCCGTTACAGAAGTGCAGATGTGTGGAAACTTAGGCGACCCATGTGCGGCTAAGAATATAGTTGATCATCTCAAAATAATTGCTGATAGTAGCGTAGTACGATTACAAATACACACAAATGGAAGTTTGCGTAAGCCGGAATGGTGGGCTAACCTTGTTAAACAGTTTAAACACTTGGAACAATTTGATGTTTATTTTGCGTTAGACGGACTGGCAGATACACATAGCATTTACAGACAAGGCACCAGTTATGCTCGTGTGATAGAAAATGCCACAGCCTTTATTGACGCCGGAGGTAATGCTACCTGGCAGTTTATTCCGTTCAAACACAACGAGCATCAGATTAAAGACTGTTTAAAATTAAGTCAAGATCTAGGATTTAAGAAGTTTGAGTTTTTAAAGAATGCTAGGTATCAAAAAATGCCAGATAGCAAACACTACCAAACAGGTGAGTTACTGGGAATACAACCTTGGTCTAAAGACAGACTTGATGACAATAAATATCATCTCAATAAAACCCCGACTAAAGTAGACAAGCAGGATTGCATGCATTTACAAATACCTAGTCTGTTCTTAAACGCAACGGGTAAAATTAGTCCTTGCTGTTATATGGGAAATACAGTACAATATACAGACGTAGACATAGAAACA